TCCATAAAGAAACTTAATCCTAGTGCTAGGTGCAAGAGGTTCATTGTGTGGTTTTTTAAAATCATACCATAGCTGTCTATCCGGCCTACCTATTGTAGATAATCTTAATCTTGGTTTATCTTGTGGCAGTTCTTTTAAGAAGTCTTTTACGTGTACTTTAACTGAGTTAGCAAAGTCATCTATACATTTATCTACTTGTTTTTCAGTTAGTTCTTCATTCTTTTTTTCGAATAAACTGTATATATCTTCTACTATTGTATCTATTTTTTTCATAGTGTTTCGTAGGAGACTGCTAAACTACACAGTCTCCCACTATTCCTTATTAAGAGGCAAAAGGAATTTTTTCACCACCTGTTTCACCAGATGAATAACCATCAGAGACGACATCAAAGTCTTCTCTTTCTTCGTAAGGAACTAAATCTACAACCTGAACTTTTTTTAGGTCAGCAGATACTCCTTCCTTACCAGCATACTTCCACTCATACGTTGAGTAAAGTACATTAACCTTTGAACCATTACCAACTAACTCAAGCATTGGTCTTTTCTGTGCATCAACTACGATAGGTGGGTTATTATCATTACCATCTTTTCTTTTAACTTTTCTTTTGATAGTAACGTAATCACCTTTAGTCTCATCAGTCTTTATATTGAGACCATCCTTCTCTGCGATAGCTTTATTAGCAGCATCTAGATTACCTACATCTATTTGCCAGTTAGGTTCAAACTTTGTGTTAGGGCTTTGTATGCTTGCCCAATATGCAGTTCCACTTATAACACTCATTGGTGTTCTCCTTTTTTAGTTAATAAAATTATATTATATCACAGTTTATTATTTATTGTCAATACTTTTTTTAATTATATCTACATTAAATAATTTCTGTATATTCATTAGATACATTTTAGAAGCATTGTGGTCACCACCTGATACTTCTCTCTTATTAGGTGTGTTCTTTATAATATTCTTTAACATATCTGTTTTAAATACTAGCGTTCCATATACTTCATCTCCTATACAAAGATTATGAAACCAATAGTCTGATTCGGTGGCTGCAATACCACTTGGTTTACCATAGCTTTCAAACTCAATAGCTATGTTGCCAGTCTTTAACCACATACCTCTTTCAGATTTTACCTCTATCTTTTTATCTTGCAACATATCAGCAATAATCTTTTCTTTTACCTGGCCATACTGTAAATCTAAATCAAACTTTTTTCTGTCTTCTATTTTTGGTTCTAAATTATTCATTGTTTCCTTCCAAATATTTTATAGCTCTTCTTAATCTATCAGGGTCATCTCCAAATGCTCCTAAACTTACATTACAAGGACTACATATCCATCCTCTAATTTCTCCTGTTATATGATTGTGGTCTAAAGCCCATCTCTTTTCATACTTTCTAAGTACAGGTTTGTATGTATCTCTATCAACAACAACAGTGTGATTATTTATTTCCTCTAAAGTTTTATCACAACAAGGACATTTATAATCATCAGAGGGTAAAGGCGGTGCTTTCTTATGTAACTCTCTAAGATAACGACCATCTTCTTTTTCACAAGAACGACACTTTGTAGCCAGTATAGATGTATTATTTCTTAACACTGTCTGTTGGTGAAACTCTGTTAAAGGTTTATCTTTCTTACATTTTCTACACTTGTGTGTTTCAACACTGTCGTCATATTTTATTTCGTGGTCTTCTAAATTAAATAAAGTTAATTGTTCTAGTGTGTTTCTGCCCACGTTAATCCTACCTTGTAATCATTATCTAATGGACATCTTAACTTTAATAAGTTCTCCGTTTCTTTTATAGCTATCTTTGTAATACTACAAAACTCTCCTACATCTTTATTAGCAACCTCAAACTGGTACTCGTCATGTACAGAGGCCACAAGTTTTACATCTAGTTTTTTACTATATACTCTTTGTATGATACGCACTAACCAGTGTTTACAAATAATAGCACCAGCTCCTTGTAGTAAAGTATTTAATGCTGAATGAGGACTTCTAACTTTTAAGTATCTACCATCAATAGCTTTTATCTTTCCTTTATATCCAGCACTTTCTACTTGACTACGAAGTCTCTTCAAAGAAGGTAAGTTAGATAAGAACCTATTAATTAAAACATTACCCTGTTGTTTTCCAGCTCCTACTATCTTACCTATCTTCTCTGCACCAGCACCATAAAGAAAAGCATATATAAAAGTCTTGGCCTGGTCTCTGTTTTGTATACCGGCCAATTCCATATTCTTTGTATGTATATCTCCATTCAATATCTCATCTGTATAATTTGTATCATTAAGATAATGTGCAAGACAACGTAACTCTAAACCACTAGCATCAGTTCCTACTAATTTATATTTTGTAGTATCTGATACAGTCCAAAGACCTCTACACTCTTTACCATATGGAGAATAGGTGGCCGGAATCTGTGCCATATTAGGTGAGTTATGTGCCATGCGACCTGTGATGGTTCGAAGTGTCATAACTCTACCATGCACTTTATTATTATCATCACATGCCTCAATCCAAGACTCTACCATTACTGCCCTTTTCTGCAGTAAGAAATATTTAGCAAATCTTTCTGCAGTTAGTTTCAACTCCGGCTCTTTGATTGTTTTTAAAACAGCCTCATTAATTATTATGTTTTCTTTATCAGTAAACTGTTTAGGTTTCCAACCTCTCTTCATAAGTCTATCAGCTATCTGCTGACGAGAGCCAATGTTAAATGGTATCTCTTTTGTCTTGGTCTTCATCTCTACAATAGTAGGTTCAAACTCTTCTAATGACCACTGCTCCAAGTCATAGATATCATCTTTTAATTTTGCTAATAACTCCTGTGCCTTCTGTATATTAAAAGCAAAACCATTCTTCTCTTGTTGGTCTATGATTAATCTAATATCGTGTTCTAAATCTATGGACTCTTTTGTAAAGCCTTTACTTTCTTTTAGTAACTCTTTGTAAACAGCGTGTGTAATCTCTACGTCTTGTTTACAGTAGTCTAACATAGCTTGATTATATTTAGAAAAGTTTACTCCTTCACCACCTTTCAACATGTTTAGTTTTTCTCCCCATGCTCTCAAGCCATGACCTTTTTCTCTTATAGGATTAAATAACTGTGATAATATTAATGTATCTATAATCTTACCTGGTGATATCTCTGCGTCTAATAATTTATTTAACACTGGTGCATCAAAAGATAAACCATTGTGCATAATAAATTTATCCACACCTTTAGACCAGTTCTTAAAACTATACATACTGTTAGGGTCAAAGACTGTGACAACATTAGTATCTATATTTTTAGCTACAATACAATGCACTACAGTAGGATTAAAACCATCAGTCTCGATATCAAGTATTACTTTCATCCTCTTCCTTTCCACACCAGTTACAAGGTTCACCTTTACCTGTAGCCATCATACTTTTTTCTTCATCACAATAATGCTCCCACATTTCAGGTTCTTCTTTTTGTTTATCCAGCCATTCTTTATAGCCTTCTATCCACATTTGTTTATCTTCTTCTTCATCTTCTTTATGACCCCAATAAACTAAATGAAAAGCATCACACTCAGGACAAGATAAGTTTGTAACAATAGCATGGTCTTCGTGTTCTTCACAGTCGTGGTCACCACCCCATATTAATTCTGTTCCACAGTTGTAACATTTCATTTTATTCTACTCTTTCTATAAGAACTCTTACATTTGGACTGTACCAGTTATAAGTTTCTTTCAACCAAGCACGTTTCTCTCGTGCCTCTTCCAGTGTGTATGTTCCCTCTAGTTCTACTGTTCGTTTTACTTCAGGACTTTTATCTTTGTATATTAATTTAAATAACATTTACATTACTCCTTGTGCTTGACTAAATTCATCCTCAAAAGGATTATCTATTTGAGACATTCTACCAGACTTTTTATCATAATGCAAGTAAGAACATACACCGGTCTCTCCAGTGTATCTATTTTTTAATATACGAATTGTTGTAGTGCATGCTATAACATCATCATCTGCTTGTTGATTTCTTTCTAAAGCAATCACACTATCAGATAAGTGTGCGATACTTGCACTCCCTCTCAAATGTGATAGAGTAACTTCCTTTCCATTCTCGTGACCTAAGTCTCCTGATGGTCTTCGAAGATGTGATACTAATAATAAACCAACTCCTGTTTCTTCTACTAAAGAACGTAGCTTGGTCATCAATACATCAATAGATTTTCTTTCATCTCCTTCATCTTGGCCACTAACTAAAATAGATAGGTGGTCTAAAAATATCCACTTACAATCTAAAGACTTGGCCATGTATCTAACTCTAGATAGTATCTCATCATTACCTATTGAACCAAAGTGGTCAAAGGCAAAGAACCTACCAGAACCTATAGTATCTTTTTGCCACTGATGTAACTGTTCTTTTGAGAATTGATTACGTATCTCTTTGATATACAATCTTTGATTAGCCTCCACTGACATAATATTAAATGCAGTATTCTTTGTGCTTTCTTCTAGTGCAAGTATTCCAATATTGTCATTAGAGTTTTTAAGAATGTGGTGCATTAACTCACGCATGATTGAAGACTTACCCATGCCAGCACCTGAAGTAAATGTAACCAACTCTCCTGTCCTCATGCCATATGTTTTTTCATTCATAGCACTCCAAGGATAAGGAATAGTTTCACAATACTCCTCTTCATATAATGAATCTCCTAGCTTGGCCAAGTTCATTATGCCGGCCGGAGTATATGATTCTGCACTCCACCAGTTCTGAACAAACTCCTTTGACTTACCTAGCTTTTGATATTCATTTGGGTCTTTGTAATCTAGTCTAACTATTTTACATTTGTTAGGTTCAAATAATTGTGCTACCTTTTGTGAGGCCTCAATCCCAGGCTTGTCGTTATCAAAACATACAACAACATTATCAAAACTGTTTAGGTACTCCAAGTGCTGCTTGCAATTCTGTACTGCACTTTGTACTCCATTCTTGATTGATACTACTGCCCACTTGCTACCTAACATCTCATAGGTAGACATTGCATCTATCTCACCTTCAACGATAGTAACATACTTACCACCTGACTTAAATAAATTCTGGCCAAACAGTAAGGCATCTCCTATGTCACCTTGTGACCATATTCTTTTACCTTCTACTTGGCGAACCTTTGTAGCAACGTGGCTACCTTCTGCATTAAAGTATTCGTAGTAATGATGAGATATTATAGAACCATTTCTTCTTATCTTCGTTCTATATTTTCTGGCAGTATCCTCTGATATTCTTCTATCAGTAATGCTCCCATAATCACCGGTACTAGAAACTTTGTTTGTTATTTCTACTACTTTTCTTTCCAACTTTGC